GCAGCAAAGAACGCAAGGAATACGGTAAGAGATTTACAAGTTAAATACAAAGATAATATGACTTTAAAACAATCTCTAGATGATTTGCAATACTATTTAAAAGCAGATGAAGGTGTTCCAAGTAGATCAGCATTAAGAGATTTAAATGAATCATTAAAAAGTTTTACAAACTCTGGGTTAGTACCTGTAGATGAAAAGAAAGCATTAAACAAAGTCATTGGTGAAATAAACAATAAAGTTGGACCAATGCAGGCTACAAAGACAAGATACGGAACTGAATCTAATTACACATTACAAGGTGGCAAAGATTACAGAGAAACTATCTTTACACTTCCAGAAGATATTACAACTAACGCATCACTTAGAAATAAAGGTGGACACTTTGGAGATGAGATTGGTGATGTAAATAATATTTACCACATAAGATATGATACAAGGTTCACACCTGATGGTAAAAAAGTATTTATGATTAATGAAATACAATCTGATGTAAACCAGAGTATTGCAAAAAGTATGACTAAAGCCGCACAACTATCAGGAGAGAGAAGATTAAATCCATTTAATGCTGAGATAGAATTAAATTTATTGGTAGGCCAACGGGGTAAGATGCTTAAAGATTTAGATGATGCACTTGCTAGAAATGAGTTTGGTAGAGTAAACGCCATTAGTGCATCTATGAAAGATATTAATACAAAATTAAAAAGATTAACTACTCAAAGAAATACTTACAGCGATACAAACAAAGATTACTTTCCAATGGTTGAATCAGATTCATATGGAGATCATGCAGTAAAATATTTGATGCAGAAGGCTGCACGTGAAAATGTTGATTACGTAGCCGTTGCCCCGTTTGACAAAGTAAGTTTCAGACAAGGGTACAAAGCGGGTAACGAAAGATTTTATGGTTATGCAAATGGTAAAGGTATAGGTAAAAAAGGTAAAGCTGTACTTCCAGATGTCATGGGTAAGAATGCAAGGTTCTATGGATCAAGCGCAGGTCCAACAAAAATATCTTTATCGGATCCAACTAAACCATATAAAACAATTGGTAATGATACATTTAAATATCCAAAAGATCATCCACTAAAAGGAAAAGAAATAAAAAGCCAATATCATAGTAGCACTGGTATGAATCCTGAAAAAGGAACTAAGAATATTCCAGAAGGAGATCCACGCTTGTATTTCGATGCATATGCGATTAAAGTGGTTCCACTAATGAGAAATACACAAAAAACTTACAAGTCCAAAGGAGGACTTGTGGTGGATATGTTTAAACCAATAAGGTACAATTAATCATGGCAGTAGAAAAAGTAACAGAGGAATTAGCAGAAGAAGTAGTTGAACAACCTGAGGGTCTTCCAGTTGACGTAGAAGTTGAGGGAGAAGAAGAGGTTGTAGAGGAAAGACCTCAAGACGATTTTAATGCAAACTTATCAGAAGACATGGACGAGCGAGAGCTTAAAGACATGGCCATGGAGCTTATTGAAGAATACAAAAAAGATAAGACATCTAGAAAAGAATGGGAAGATGCTTATATTAAAGGTTTAGATTTATTAGGAACTAAGTACCAGGAAGTAACAAAACCATTTAAAGGAGCTTCCGGTGTCACGCATCCATTGTTAGCTGAATCAGTTACACAATTCCAAGCACAAGCATATAAAGAATTAGTACCATCTGATGGTCCTGTACGGACACAGGTTATAGGTTTACAAACACCGGCTACCGAACAACAAGCAGATAGAGTTAAAGATTATATGAATTACCTGCTGATGGAGGAGATGGAAGATTACACAACTGACATGGATCAGATGTTATTTTATCTACCCTTATCCGGATCTACATTTAAGAAAATTTATTACGATGCATTATTAGATAGACCTGTATCTAAATTTATACCAGCAGAAGATTTAGTAGTTCCCTACTACGCATCAGATTTAAAAGACTGTGAGAGAATAACTCACGTAATTAAAATGACACAGAATGATGTCACTAAAAAAATGGCTGCAGGTTTTTATAGAGATATAGAATTAATTGATTCAACAACAGAACCAGATTCAGTACAGAAAAAATTAAATGAACTAGAAGGTGTCAAAGGCACAGGTTCAGATTATTTAAATACAATTCTTGAAATGCACGTAGATTTAAATTTAGATGACTACGAAGATTTTGATGACAAAGCTAAAAAAATAAAAATTCCATATATTGTAACTATTGATGAAGGTAGTGGAGAAATTTTATCTATTTATAGAAACTACAAACCAGATGATCCCAGTTATTCAAGAGTAGAATATTTTGTACATTACAAATTTTTACCAGGATTAGGTTTCTATGGTTTTGGTTTAACACATATGATCGGTGGTTTATCACAAGCTGCAACTCAATCTTTAAGACAATTGATTGATGCAGGTACTTTAAAAAATTTACCAGCAGGATTTAAATCACGTGGTATTAGAGTTAGAGATGATGATCAACCAATTCAACCAGGAGAGTTTAGAGATGTAGATGCACCTGGTGGAAATATAAGAGATCAGTTTTTTAATTTACCATTTACAGAACCATCACCAACTTTATACAACTTGATGGGATTTGTAGTACAAGCAGGACAGAAATTTGCAGCGATAACAGATTCAAATATTGGTAATGATGCTCAAAACAGAGCTGTTGGAACTACAATGGCGCTGATGGAAAGAGGATCACGTGTTATGAGTGGTGTTCACAAAAGATGTTACTACGCAATGAGACTAGAATTTAAAATTTTAGCTAGAATTTGCGGTGAATACTTACCACCAGAATATCCTTACGATGTTTACGGGGGCCCAAGACAAATTAAACAAGCAGATTTTGATAACAGAGTAGATATTTTACCTGTTGCAGACCCAAATATTATGTCTATGTCACAAAGAGTGACGTTAGCACAAGCACAATTACAAATTGCACAATCAAATCCACAGATGCACAACTTACACGAAGCATATAGACGTGTTTACGAAGCACTTGGAACAAAAACTATAGATCAAATTCTAAAACCACCTCCAAAACAACCCGAGCCTTTAGATCCTGCAAAAGAAAATGCACGTTCACTACAAATGAAGTTGCTTACAGCGTTTGAATTCCAAGATCACGATGCTCACATCTCTGCTCACATGGCATTTATGGCATCTAGAATGGTACAGATTAATCCTCAGGTGTATGCATTATTACAATCACACATCTCTGATCACATTTCATTTAAAGCTAAAGCACAAGTGAAACAAATAGTGATGGAAAATCCTGAAATGGCACAAATGGCTCAACAGGATCCACAACAATTTGAAATTATGTTTGAAGCTGAAGTTGCAAAGGTTGCAGCACAGATTACACAAGAGTTAGTACAGACTGAACAAGCTAATCAAAACAAAGAAGACCCATTAATTAAAATTAAACAACAAGAAATTGATTTAAGAGCTATGGATCTTCAAAGAAAAGCTGAAGAAACTAAATTTAGAGCTGATCAAGAGAATCAAAGAGCAGATCAAAGACTTGAATTTGATTATGATAGACTTGCACAACAAGATTCACAATCAGATGAACGTTTAGAAGTAGCGAGAGAGAAAATTGACTCAAAGAAGAAATAATTCATTGAGTGGAGGTGTATCTTCGGGTCCACCACCTAAGAGAGGGCCAAACCCACAAGGACTAACGCGAAAGAAGTTTAAAAGTGTCAAACAGTACACCAAAAAACTCATACGAAAGTCTTCCAGTAACATCTAAATTACTTTTTTTAGCTGGAATATTTGATGGAGAAGGTAGCTTTGGCATTTGGTCAAAGGGCATAGGAAGAAAAAAAGAATTTGCCTGCACAATAGAGATGACAGATAAGGATACACTGCAAAAATTTGTAGATATGTTTGGAGGTCAGATGTTTCCTTGTAAAATAAGGAAACCACACCATACCCCAACCTGGAGATGGAGGCAGAATGGCTACAGGGCTTTCCAAATAATAGATAAAATGATAGAATTCATGAGTATAAGGAGACAGGATAAATATTATGTGGCTAAGCGCGATAAAATTGGCGGCACAAGCAGGTACGCACATATTCAAGAAGCGTCAAGAGACAAAGATGCTGATGGCGGATGCACAAATGATGCACGCAAGAAAGATGGCTCAAGGTGAGGAAGCTTACCAAGGTAAACTTTTAGAATCAAGAAATTCGGACTGGAAGGACGAGGCAGTTTTGATAATTTTGTCAGCGCCAATAGCAGTCCTGAGTTGGGCTGTCATAAGTGACGACCCAGGAGCGATGGACAAGGTAAAATTGTTTTTTGACATGTTCTCGCAGCTTCCGAGCTGGTTCACAAATTTATGGATCCTTGTCGTGGCGAGCATCTATGGTATAAAGGGAACTCAAATCTTCAGGGGTGGAATGAACAAGGATAAAAAATGAAATATTTCGTAACATTTATATATCACTGGTCGACTAAATTAACTTCATGGTCTTGGAATAAATTATATGGAAACAGAACAACAGGGTTAGGGTACAAAAAATGAATTTAGAAAGAGACTTACAAAAATTAAAAAAAGAAAGAGCATTAAAAGAATCTACTTTAGCTCAACTACGAAAAAGAAGTAAAGACTCAGTGTCTAGACCTAAAGCTAAAAAAAATATATTATCAACAGACCCAAGGATGCAAAGGATTTAATATGCCAGGAATAGAAAAAAAAGGAAGAAGTAAAATAGCTAGTTACAAAAAAGGAAGTGGTCCTTGTTGGAGCGGTTATGAAATGATTGGAATGAAATCTAAAGGTGGAAAAAAAGTTCCAAACTGTGTTCCTAAAAAAGCTAATAAAGGTTTGTTAGCAGAAAAAAAAACTCCTCCTAAAAAAACGCCTCCTATTGAGCAACAAGATACACCTAAAAAATTTCAGGATACAATTGATAAAGCTAAAAAATTTAAAAATAAAAAACCTATTCCAGGTGATCCTCGTAAAAGAAGAAAACAACTAATAGATATTCAAAACCCTGTTTCTGAATACGATAAAAAAGGTAAATTAAAATATACTGCCGCTAAGCACGGAACAATGGTTAGAGGTGGTGGTGCAGCTATCAGAGGACTAAAATTCCAAGGAGTGAAATAATGTGGAAATGGATAAAAAACTTATTTAAACCGAAAAGAGTATTGCCAGATATTACATCGGTAAAACCAAAGGTAGACTTAACAGGTCTTACTAAAGGTGATATAAAGAAATTAAAGAAACAAGGAAAAATATAATGCCATCAAGAAAAGTATCAAATAGAAAAACTGTTGCAAATAAACCAACTAAGGATCCTGTGGATCCTAAAGATCCTAAAAAAAAGAAATACAAACCAGGTAAAATGGGAAATCCTGCAGTTGTAGAAACTTACGAAGACGCAAGAGAAAATGCAATGATCAATAGAAACGTTCCTACGATGAAAGAAGGTGGCTATTGTAGAGGTGTAGGTGCTGCAATCAAAGGCACTAAATTCGAAGGCGTTTTTTAGTTTACAAAAAAGACAAAATTATTATATTATTTAATAGTTCAATTTAACTTTAAATATCATGATAAAAATTCTAGACAACTTTTTAGACTATAATCTATTAAACTATATTACTAGCGAAGTTCTAGATAAAGATTTCCCTTGGTTTTTTTCTGATGGAAAGTCTTATGAGAGAGACGGCCATATTCAGTTTCAACATACTTTTTACATTAACAACAATATTAATAGTGTTTATTATAAAAGCATTGCTTTACCCATTCTAAAAAAATTAAATTTCAAATACGTTTTAAAAGCAAAAATTAATATTACCCCTAAAGACAAAGAAATTACTAAATATTTATTACATAATGATGTTGATATAGAATGTAATACAGCTATATTGTATCTCAATGATAATAATGGGAAAACTGTTTTTGAAAATGGAGAGGAAGTTAATAGTTTGAAAAATAGAATGGTAATTTTCCCCTCTTCCTTAAGACATGGGGGAACAACTCATACAAATTCTAATTACAGATCTTTAATTAATTTAAATTACATATGATTCAAGGCGATAGCACTGAATACGAAATTTTAACACAAGCATGTGAAACATTAGGGAACAACCTATTTACTGCTGAAATAGGTGTTCGTGAAGGTAAGGGTACTTCTACAATTTTGGAAGCATTGAAGGATAAAAACCATTGGCATATTGGAATAGATCCTTATGGTAATTTAGATTATCAACACTACGATGAATCAAGTTCTTACACTTGTGATTACACAAACAGTATGAAACTTCAGTTAATAAAAGATATTGATTATGAAAATTTTACATTGTTCCCAATGGGTGATGATGAATTTATGAAAAGATTTTTTGATGGTGTCCCCATCTACAGAGAAAAGAAAGAATTAATAAATAAATATGATTTAGTTCATTTTGATGGACCTCATAAAACTGTTGATGTAATTAAAGAAGTAATTTTCTTTGGTGAACGATCACACGCAGGCACGGTGTTCGTTTTCGATGATTATCCTAAATTTGATATGGATACTGTTTTAAAAATTATAGTTAATCAATATGGTTTTATGTTATTAAAACAAGGTAAGAATAAAATTTCACTAAAAAGAAATTAATGGACATAGATACAATATCACTCGTACAACATAAAGTTAAGAAAGCTTTAGCTAGACTCAAGTCACACGCTATATATGGTGTTGACACCATGGAGAAACTACAATATGTTAGGGGTCAAATCAGATCTCTTGAGGATCTGCAACAGGATCTTAAAGACCTGCTGACAACAACGGAGTACGATGATGAACAAGTCCACGGAGATACCGAAACGGACTGATGCTCTTCTAAATGCTTACAAAGCTAAAGAAGAAATAGAAACAGTCCTAGATCCTAAAAAGATCGACAAATCAACATTAGATAGTCTACCAACACCAACTGGTTATAGAATTTTAGTTTTGCCATATGCAGGACCTAAAAAAACTAAAGGTGGTTTATGGCTTTCTGATGCAACACAAGAAACGATACAAATGACTACAGTGTGTGGTCTAGTATTAAAAATGGGAGATCTTTGTTATCATGATAAAGATAAATTCACAAACGGACCTTGGTGTACACTAAATGAATGGATTATTTTTAGTAGGTATTCAGGTTCTAGATTCAAAATAGATGGCGGTGAAGTAAGAGTGTTGAATGACGATGAAGTCATTGCAACAATTAAAGACCCAAATGATATTTTGCACCATTACTAGGAGGACTAAATGGCAGACATACAAGAAAAAAACCCAGAAGTTGAAATAGATACAACTGGTGTTAACGAACAAACAATAGAAGTAGACGCACCAAAAGTTTCAGATGAAGCTTTTGAAAAAAAACAAGAGGTTGATTTAGGCTATGTAGATGTTAGTGGTGGTGGTAAAACTGCCAAAGAACTTCTGCAGGAGACTAAAGAAGATGAAAAACCAAAAGTCGAAACTAAATTTGAACAAGTAGAAGAAAAAGAAGAAGAATCAAATCTACAAGATTATTCTGACAAAGTTCAAAAAAGAATAAAGAAATTAACCTTTCAAGCGAAAGAAGCAGAACGTAGAGAAAGAGCTGCTGTTGATTATGCTAAAGGTTTAAAAAGTAAGTATGAAAGTGCAGAAAAGAAATTTGAAGAAACTGATACTAATTACTTAAATGAATATAATGCTAGAGTTGATTCAGAAAGAGATAAGGCAAAAGCTGAATTAAGAACAGCATTAGATTCGCAAGACTCAGAATTAATTATGGAAGCTCAAGATAAGCTTACTAAATTATCTGTTGAGAAAGAAAAAGTTTCTATGACCCTTGCTGAAAAAGAGTCTAAGAAAAAAGAGATAGAGTCACAACCTGTTGAAAAAACTGAGGCCCCACAACCACAAATTAGCACTAGAGCTCAGGAATGGGCTTCAGATAATGAATGGTTTGGATCTGACAGAGTATTAACTTCTGCTGCTATGGGAATACACGAAGACCTTTTGCAGGAGGGAATTGACGCGGAGACTGATGGCTATTATAATCAAATCAACAAACGTATGAAGGAGTATTTTCCTCAGAAATTTGCCGAATCTTCTACTGAAGAAACAACAAAAGCTACACCCGTCCAAAACGTAGCTTCTGTTAGCAGAAGATCAGGTGGACGCAAGTCTGTGAAACTCACCAAATCACAGGTAGTTATCGCTAAGAAATTAGGGGTGCCGCTAGAGGAATACGCAAAATACGTGAAGGAAGGATCTTAATATGAATACTAAAGTAAAAACTTCACGCGAGTCTGAATCTAGAATAAAACTTTCTAGAAAGAAAGATTGGACTCCACCATCCAGTTTGGATGCGCCAGCTGCACCGCAAGGTTATGCACACAGATGGATAAGAACTTCTACAAATGGTTTTGAAGATCCAGGTAATGTATCTAAAAAACTTAGAGAAGGTTGGGAATTTGTTAGAGCCGAAACTGTAATAAGTGAAATCGGTGAAAATGATTATCCTGTTATCCATGAAGGAAGACATGCTGGTTTAATCGGAATTGGTGGCCTTGTGTTGGCAAGGATACCGGAGGAGATATTGAAAAGTCGTGCTGAGTATTTTAGTAAAATAACTCAAGATAGAACAGACGCGGTTGATCGAGATCTTATGAAGGAACAACACCCGGACATGCCTATCAATATTGATAGACAGTCTAGAGTTACCTTTGGTGGTAGTCGTAAAAAATAATTTTTTTGCATTACCTACATAGATAGCTTGGATTAATATAAACTAACTAAGTTAAGGAGAACTGACATATGTCAAATCAACTGGAAAAGTTTGGTCTTAGACCTTACAGAAAACTAGATGGTACGCCATTAGCAGGAGCCCAAAACAGATACACTATTAAAGCCGGATATGCGACTGCGATATACCAAGGAGACTTGGTAGTTCCTGTTTCTACAGGAAACATCGAAAGACATACTGGTAATACTAGTTATGCATGTGTGGGCGTTTTTAACGGAGTTTTTTACAACGATCCAACTACTCAAAAGCCA